AGTGAGATGCTAATCCTTTAAAACCACAATAGTAAACATTACCACCGCCATTCTTGTACAGGTGCAACACTTCCTCTCTAATGTCTGCTGCTTTGACTATCCCCATTTTCGTGCATCCTCTCTTAACTTTTTTCTATGTGCCTCTTGTTTTTCATAAGCATCCATCTCCTCCTCTTTCTTATATTGAATAGCATCCTTATCCCCAAACCATAACTCAGCACTATTTCTCCATACTTTCGATACTTCAAAACCTTTTTTATTTATCCAATTAAGAGAGTTGTAATAATGAAAAAACTTATCTGCGAACTCCTCAACGTAACCTCTGGAATCAAAATACTGTCTGCACATTTCAATTGTTGGTGAGTTGCTTTTATTAGTAACAGTAACAGTATCATTTACATTTACATTAACAGTATCAGTTACAGTAACAGTATCAGTTATTTTTGTTATAGCATTTTTAACATTGTTATCTTTTGTTATAACGGTGTTATCTTTTGTTATAGTCTTGTTATCCTTCCAACGTGACTGCATCCCCTTTTTACCTGCTTCACTTCGTTTCTGTTTCTGGTTATCCCAATCTTTTAAATCTCTTTTGAGTTGTCGTTTGATTGGCTCAAATGCAACAGATAGCAACACATCATCCACTTCTGGATTGTTGTCATTGGTGTAGTTAAGAATTAATTTGAATAGTTTACCTGCAACATCATCCGGGAGTTTCTCCACAGTATGAATTAAATCACAGTACAATACAAAGGACTTTTTGTTTTCTGCCATTATTGTGTATTTAAATATTGTGTATTAAAAAAAAGAATGTGGAAAGGAACACAATACAACCTATTACTGCGATGCCTCGCAAACCACATTATAAATTTAATCAAAATTCTTGGAATAATTTTCCCTTTCAACCTCTAATTTATAGAATAAAAAAGCACTAAATCCATTGATGTGTGAATCAGTTGGAAAGAAATATCTCCATCCTTTTGATTTGCCTCTGGCAATATAATAACAGAAAGCAATACCTAATTTACCAGATGATTTTCTAAAATTAATTATTGCAGTATGATCAGATGTTGGCACAATCTCCTCAACCTTAAATGATTCATTGTTGTAATTACCCTCTCTGTCTTTCATTGAATAACGATTTGCAATTACTTGAGCAAACTCATTCAACTCTTTTGCTATATCACTATTCATGTCGTTGATTTAATTGATTGCCTGTTGAACAACCTTCTGATTGCATAACTTCTCAAAATACTTGCCATCGTAAATACAATAGTAATGATTACATTTTGATTTACATTAACTTCAATATCCAAAATTGGATAAATTATAATTTGAATAAAAAATGACATTATCATACCCACGATAGTATTAATAATACTTTCTATTAAACTTTTTATTTTAGTCTGCATCAGAATAGTTGTAATACAGATTGCTTTTCATTAACGCAATCTTTATGATTCTTTGCATTAATCTTGAAATAAGATTCTTTTAATTCAATTGATATGCTTTTTCTGTTCATTTTTAATGCTTGAAAACCTTCTGAACCAACACCTCCAAATGGTGATAATACTGTTTCACCTTCATTAGAATATAAATGTATTATCCTTTCAATCGTATCTAATTGCAAAGGACAAATATGCTTTTCATCATTTCCATCTCTGCCACTCCTGTATTGCAATGTGCGCTTATAATCCACATCCATCCATACAGGAGATGCGTATTTTTGCCATAAATCAACAGGTAAATAATCTGCTTTGCTTTCATCTTCTGATTGATGAGTTATTGGAACTTCATTATCTCCTTCGTTTCTGAAAAATAAAATATAATCCGGAATACCAACTCTACTCATGCAGCTATCTTTTTTTATTGTTTTATGCAATAATCCTAATGCTTTAGTTCTTTGCATTTCAGTTACAGGATTCTTCCATATTGTAGTTTTCGCATGATAAATAAATCCCTCATTTGTAAACCAATCAATCAACATTCCAGAGAAGTCTCTCAATCCAATGAATCCCTCTTTGCCTTTTTGTATTGGTAAATCCATGCAATGAACTGCACATATTCTTCCTTTTTTCAAAGTTCTTTTTAGTTCTGGAATAAGATATTTAAAATGCTTTTCAAATTCTTTGTAATTAGACACATTGCCCATATCCTCTGCTTTATCAGAGTATACGTATAACTCTGCGAAAGGAGGAGAAAACAAAACTAAATCAGCGCAATTATCTTTTAATCTTTTAGATTCTTGAACACAATCACCATTAATACAATGATAGTTTTCTGTTTTGATTTCTTTATTTTTTACAATTACATTTGACTTATTTAATGTATAATCTGTATTTGATGAATAGTTGCTCATTTCTTTTATCATTGTTTTATGTTTTTGTTCTTTTTGTAGTATTGTTTTCCTAACATTAATTTGGCTCTCTGGAACTAATAAATGAACCTTGACCTTGTTTAATTGCCCAAATCTATAACATCTCCTTACTGCTTGATAAAATGCTTCAAATTTAAAATCATAAGATGTAAATACCATATTGCAGCATTGTTGATAGTTCATTCCAAATGATGCTATTGATGTTTTGGTTATTAAGTTTCTAAATTCATTTTTTGCAAATCCATTTAAATGTTTAGACTTGTACTCTGGATTGTCAGACCCTTGAACATTTATGGAATCATCTAATACTTTTTTTAATTCATTCCCTTCATCATTTTTTAAAGTCCATATTATCCATTGCTCATTTGAGTTGTTTACTAATTCAATTGTTTTATTAATCCTTGCTTTAAAACTCCTTTTTAAATCTTTGTGAAGGTCAGTTGCACTAACTGCAACATCACTAAATAATGACATTGTGTTATTTTCGACAGGAATAATATGCTCAATGTATTCAATTTCCGGCAGGTTATATCCTTTGGAATCAAACCCTAATGTTTTTGGATTGTCTAATGATATAGACCATGTACATACATATTTCCAAAAATCATCTTGAGCATGTTTTCTTAATCTCCATTTTGATGTTTCACCACCATCATGCACAAAATACATTGCTAACATTTCTAAGTAACTCATTGCTCCTAAAAACTCGCTATGCTGCCCTAATTCCATGTGGTCATTTGGAGATGGAGTTGCCGTACAAGCTAATTTATAAGGATACGATTCAAAAGTATTAATAATTAATTTGCTTAATTTGCCATCTCTGCCTTTAAGAATGCTGCTCTCATCAAGCACGACACCGGAATAAATACTGCAATCTATATTTTTCAATTGGTCATAATTGGTTATATCAAAAGCATCTTGATTAATATTAAACTTTACAGATTCTAATTTAGTCTGATTAACAACTGCTAATGGAGCAAGAACTAATACTTTCTTTTTTGTTTTATTATATACTTGCTCACACCATGATAGCTGCATTAAAGTTTTGCCTAATCCACAATCTGCAAATATTGCAAATCTGCCTTTTTTTAGTGCTATTTTGATTATATACTTTTGAAAGTCAAAAAGACTACTGTTTAAATTATCTTGACATATATCGAATCCAGATGATATAAATTTCTTTTTCTTATTTTTTAAAAAATTATCGTATTTCATTTGTTTTGTTTTATTATTTAATTGATTGCCTCTCCTGTTTCAAGTTGCTTATCTTGATGTTGAGATTCTGATTGATATTATTCAACTGTTCCAACTGCATTTTGATACGTCTGTAATTATTCTCCGCACGTTTCTCATCTCTGTACTCCGGGCAATTAATATAAAACATTTCTTTTGCTTTGCTGATTGCATCTGATGTATCTCTCAAGTATTCGCCTAACTTCTGTTTTCTGGCATACTCTTTTGAGATATACAACTCATGTAACAATCCACAATGCTCTGCAATATAATAGGAATAAACACCAATCTCTGTCTGCAATTCAATGAGTTGATTGATGTCAGTTGATGCAGCTTTCACTAAATCAACCAACACCTCAACCCTTGAAATATCAATGAACAAATCACGCATCAGAAAGGTAATGTATCTGATTCGCTGATGTGCGTTTTTGTAGCATCTTCTAATTCAACAGGTGAATCTTGTTTCAACCCGGTGAACTGCTCAACATTTGCTTTAAACACTTTCCAAGCAGTTAGATTCACATAGTACTTGCCATTATGCTCATTGCCTCTGATGTTGAAATCAACCTCAACTGCATTGCCAACTTTGTTGTATTGTAAGAACTGCTCTGCTTTCTCCTTTACAATTTCAAACTTAACGTCTTGAGGATATTTCTCATTTGTCGTTAATATAAACTCCACTTTTTGGAATCCAGAATCAAACTTAATTAACTCGCCTATCTGCTTGATAGTACCTGTACATTTTAACTCACTCATTTTATTTATTTTATTTGTTTATAAATCTTTTAATATGTTATCAATGTAACCTCTGCACTCAATCACTCGCTGATTAATCTGATCAATCACTTCATCATCTCGCTTTATATCAAACACTTTTATTCTGTATTTGTTAGCAACATTATCGTAATTGTAATGCTTTGCAAATTCATCATAATCAACTGCATCAGAAAACTTGTACTCCTTTTCAACTAATGATTCTGGTGTGTTCATCAATGTATAAATCAATTTGTAATGCTTTGCGCCTGTCAGATTCATATAACCTTGCGCTTGATAGTAGTAATCCTTATTCGGCACATTGTCATAGAATAATGGAAAGGTTGAGAAATCCCATGAATTTTTTACATCAATAACCAAGTCACTATCAGCAAATTTTAAATCCTCACCTTTGATAATTAAATCCGGTGTGCCTGTCATGTACTCATCTGTGAAAAACATTTCATTCTTAACCAATCCTTTCATCCCTAAATACTGTGAGATAAATTTGATTGATTCATCTTCACACATATTGCCCTTGTCAAGATACTTGGATTGGATTTGCTTTTGTCTGTCGTATATTTTCTCCTTAATCCAGAGATCAAGATATGATTGTGTTGTCTTGCTCAACTCACCTTTCTTTCTTGAGTTAGTCATTATCTGCCCAATGGCAGAACATCTGATTTTGAATGGAATCATTTTGAACCCCCTCTCTTGAAATCATCTGCTTCATCCTCACCGAATACTTGCAACGAATAAAAACCTGTAAGTTTCAATACTGCTCTGCTCATGGATCTCTTTTCTGCCATTGCAACCGGGTAACTGTTTGATGTGTTTGATGGTGATGCCTCGCCAAATGTTTCAATACTTACATCATCCATCTTTGCGAATGCTTGAATGATAATGTGCTTTGTATCTTGTGAATTGAATTGCAGTTTGTAACTGATTTCAATACCTGCTGCTGCTTGTATCTTATCGATTCCAGACCTTGTGATTATTGTATAAAATTTGTGTTTAAAATAATCGTCTGATGTTAGGTTGTACTTTTTATACAACGCATTTAATTGCTCTGCTTTTGTCATGTTGTTTTGTTTTAGATTAAATTTAATTCGTCTGTGAAATAGTCTAATGTAGATTTGTAAACTGATTCATCAATCAGCTTTAACTGATAACCACTATCACTCATGAAATAAGAGGAGATGTGAAATGTGTTAATGATTGATACTTCTTTTCT